TGCCTCGCTGATATCGTCATCGAAAAATGGGAAATAAGTCGAATTGATATTATTGCACGCCTTGAAATTGGACGCGATTGTAGAAAGGGAGCTCATCACTCCCTTTTGTTTTGTATTGGGGATTTTATGACTGGGATCTTCTACAAGCATAAGTCCCAGTAATACTTCCGGCTGTGAAAGGCCATCTGAATTCTCGAGGATCTTATTGCGAGCGCTTGTGTGATCCTGCAGTGCTCTGAGAACAAGGGTAAAAAATGTGCCCCCACATAATATTGGTGTCCGTGTTTCTGCCATTCTTTTCTTTCATTGACCTTATTAACTCTGATTGACCTGAATCCATTCCCATTAACTATTGATGCAGACCCCATTAACTATAAGTTAGACAGTGAAGATAAGAAGTTGTCTGACAATAGTCTTTCTAAAGTATATCAGATTATCATCTCATCTTCAATATAGTTTCTTTGCGTTTCTAAATATTTTCGATGAATTTGAAAACAATTTATTCATCAATTTGGAAGCAGCAATCTGTCCCGAGTAAGACATTAAACTGCTTGGCTCCATGCCTGCTCACCCGGTGCACAGAGTGGCTCGAACAGTCATGAGGTCAAAAATTTAATACCAACCAGCCTACGAGCATGGCTGGCCAATCGAAACGTGTTAATTCCCGTTCCGGTTTGGTCGGCTATGCCTTTTTTCATGACTGCCCTCCGGTTCGGGACCAACCGAGCAGGAGGTGCTCTCATGACAAACACAGGAAATAACAGCAAACGTCTTTACTTTAAAGACACTAACGAATGGATCAATGTTCCAGAAGAACTGTACACGGAGTATATGCGCTACCGTGACAGAACTCGCAAAAGAATGCAGGGACGTGGAGAATGCACCCTTAATAAGGAACGTTTCTGGTACTGCGATGGTGACTGCATAGGTTGTCAGTATCGTACAGACGGCAGATTTACTCCGCTGGACAAGCCTTTAACGAACGATGAGAGTGGCGAGGAATATTCCCTGCTCGATATCATCGGTGATCCAAAGGCTGAATTTGCAGATCAGATCGTAGATAAGATTTACTATCGCCAGATCATTAACCGGCTCTTGGATATATACCCAGAAGCCATCACAATCGGAGAACTCCGGATGAAGGGAAAAACTGATACAGAAATTGCTGAAATTATCGGAGTAAACCGTACGACCTTCAGAAGCCGCCTCGAAAAGGCAAAGGAACAGATCTACGAAGAGATGGGTGGAAACATCTTCGAATAAGCAATCCCATTTTTCTCACCTCAGTAATAAGAATCAATAAATTTTCATCGTCAATCCGGGTACCTCACCTCCATTGGGTCTTGTAAGGAGCAGCAAAACAAACGCTCCGGAATGGAGGTGAACCCGAGTGGATAAGAACAAGATCACAAAGCAAGACGTTGTCAGAGTTCTGAACGTGATAGGCATTATAGCCTCACGTCTGGCAGATCTGATTGACGAACTTGCCAACAGCAAACCACAGGAAAGGAGTGAAAACAATGTCAAAAATGAGCGAAATGGATCTCATCATAAAGAGTCTCAGAGATGCCGCCACTGCAATCACAGAAGCCGCTGACTTTCTGGCTAAGGCGTTCAGTAATACGAGTGATGAGCCTGCAGCTCCACAGCCTGAACCGGCAAAGGAGCCTGAGAAGCCGACACTCACCCTTGTGGATGTAAGGACGCTTCTTGCGAAGAAGTCCAGAGCCGGACACACAACCGAGGTAAGGGCTCTGCTGCAGAAGTATGGCGCAAGCCGCCTGTCGGAGATTGACCCGGCAAATTATGAGGCACTGGTTCACGATGCGGAGGGTCTTTCAGATGACTAAGCACGCACTCCTCTCTGCCTCATCGGCATACAGGTGGCTCAACTGCCCGCCTTCGGTCAGGCTCTCGGAAGGGACTGAGGACAAGACGAGCGTGTATGCAGCAGAAGGCACTGATGCCCATCTTCTCTGCTCCTACAAGCTTGAGAAGGCACTGGGACTGCCAACAACTGACCCGACAGAGAATCTCACGTACTACGACAACGAGATGGAAACCTGCGCAAATGAGTATGCAGCCTATGTGCTTGAGCTCTATGCAAAGGCCAAGGAAGCGAGCCCTGATCCGATCGTCATGATCGAACAGCGGGTGGACTTCTCCCACTATGTACCACAAGGTTTCGGTACTGCCGACTGCATCCTGATCGCGGACCGGACTCTCTACATCGTAGATTTCAAATACGGGAAAAACGAAGTCGACGCGCATGGCAATCCGCAGATGCAGCTCTACGCATTAGGTGCTTTGGAACTCTTCGATGATCTCTACGACATCGACAAGGTACAGATGACCATATTCCAGCCAAGGCTCGGAAATGTCAGTGTCAGCGAGATCAATAAGGAAGATCTTCTCTCCTGGGCTAAGAACACGCTGGTCCCTACAGCAAAACTCGCATACGAAGGAAAAGGTGAGTATGCCGCAGGCCCCTGGTGCCTCTTCTGCCGAATGAAAGCCACCTGTCGAAAACGTGCAGAGGCCAACATGGAGCTCGCAAAGCTCGACTTCACAGATCCGCCACTCCTCTCTGATGAAGAGATCGAGAAGGTTCTCACGCAGGTCGATCAGCTGGTCTCCTGGGCAAATGACGTGAAGGAGTTTGCTCTGGATCAGGCGATCGGCGGCAAGCACTGGACCGGCTTCAAGCTCGTCGAAGGTCGCTCCAACAGAAAGTACACAGATGACGAGGCAGTCGCCAAGACCGTCCTCGAAGCAGGCTACGACCCTTATGAACAGAAACTCAAAGGCGTCACGGCCATGACATCCCTGCTTGGCAAAAAGCGATTCACTGAGCTGCTCGGTGATCTCATAGAAAAGCCACAGGGCAAACCGACACTGGTTCCGGAGAGCGATAAGCGTCCGGAAATGACAACAGCAGCAGACGATTTTAAGGAGGAAAAATAACTATGTCAAAGAAGCAGATCAATCCGATGAAGGTCATCACGGGCAAGGATACCCGCTGGAGCTACGCAAATGTGTGGGAGGCCCGCGCCATCAACGGCGGCACTCCTAAGTTCTCCGTATCTCTCATCATCCCGAAGTCAGACACCGTTACCGTAGGAAAGATCAAGGCAGCCATCGAGGCAGCCTACAAAGAAGGCGAATCTAAGCTCAAGGGCAACAGCAAGTCCGTACCGCCGCTCACCGCAATCAAGACGCCTCTCCGCGATGGCGATACCGAGAGACCGGATGATCCGGCATATAAGGACAGCTACTTTCTGAATGCCAACAGCTCCACTGCACCTGGCATCGTAGATGCTGATTGCCAGCCGATCCTGCAGCGCTCGGAGGTCTATTCAGGTGTGTACGGCAGAGCTTCCATTAACTTCTATGCCTTCAACACAAATGGCAATCGTGGCATCGCAGTCGGTCTCAACAATCTACAGAAGATCCGGGATGGTGAGCCCCTTGGAGGCAAGGCAAGCGCTGAGTCTGATTTCGCAGGCGACGATGAGGATGACGATTTCCTGTCCTAATCCTAACAACTTGTAAACCCACGCTGGCGGTAGTGCTCCTGCCGCCAGTGCTTTTTGAAAAACGAGGTAAATCAAATGTTCACATACGAATATATGCAGCACACAGTCATCATGTTCACCTACTGGTGCATCCTCATTCTGGATTGCATCGGAATTGGCTTCTGGATCTATATGGCAGGCAAGGGCATCAAGCGCCTGATCCACTGGATCAAAGGAAAGTTCCATAAAGACACTTTAGGCACTGCCACAAGCATGGAAGGAGGAGAATCCCATGAGTCTCTTTAAGCACCTGATTCCATTCACTAAGCAGCTCCCGCCTGAGAATGTAGACCTCTTTGTCTGCTCTCATGACAGTGATCCGGACGAACGAGTCTATGGCATCATGCGGTATTTCACCAAAGGAACCACGGTCTGCATCGCGGACCCGATCACAGGAACTTCCTGGGAGGAGCGCCTTGTTGATGCAGTTTTCAATGATCACCAGTATGAACAGACCATCACCGAGACCGGCTACTACTTCCTCGAAGGCGACGACGGTGATTGCCATTGGATTCATTCCAGCATCAAGCCGCTTGACTCTTCCTACATCATCATAAACCCAGAAGACGAGGAGTAATCACCCGCCCTGCCGGACATAAACACCTCCGACAGGGCATTTTTGTTTTTGAAAAGGATGTGATCTATATGAAAGAACTCAGTATGGACCTCGAGACTTTTTCCAGTGTCGACATCGCTAAATGCGGAGTTTATAAGTATGCCGATGCGCCTGACTTCGAGATCCTGCTCTTTGGATACTCCGTCGATAAAGGACCGGTCCAGGTGATTGACCTTGCCTCCGGTGAGGAAGTCCCGGAAGAAATCCTTGATGCTCTGACTGACGAATCCATCATCAAATGGAGCTTCAATGCAGAATTTGAACGTATCTGTCTCTCCCGCTTCCTCCGAGATCTTGGCAGAAGCTGTAACCCATTCATTGATAACCACCCTCTTACCACGGAGCCTGCGATGTATCTCTCGCCGGAGGGCTGGCACTGTTCCAAGGTCTGGTCTGCATACATGGGACTTCCACAGTCTCTGAAAGAGGTCGGCAGGGTCCTGGGGCTTTCTGCTCAGAAGATGGATGAAGGCAAGGACCTGATCAAGTTTTTCTGCGTGCCCTGCAAGGCTACAAAGGCGAACGGCGGCAGGACCAGAAACATGTCAACTGATGCTCTGGATAAGTGGCAGATATTCAAAGCCTACAACATCCGCGATGTCGAGGTCGAGATGGAGATCAAAGAACGCCTCAAGAACTACCCTGTCCCGGATTCTGTCTGGGAAGAATATTACATCAGTGAGGAGATCAACGATAATGGCGTTCTTGTTGACCAGGACCTCATTGATCGCGCAATTGAGCTGGATGGCATTTCCCGGAAGGACTTATCTGACAGGCTCCGCTCCATCACAGAACTCGAGAATCCGAACTCTGTCCAGCAGCTTAAAGGCTGGCTCAAAGGCAACGGTATCGCTACCGACGATCTTGGCAAGAAGAATGTTAAGCGCTTGATTGACGAGACTGATGGCCCCGTAAAGGAAGCTCTCACGCTCCGCCTCTCCCTTGCAAAGAGCTCGGTCAAAAAATACACGGCTATGAAAAACGCTGTTTGCTCAGACGGCAGGGTCCACGGCATGTTCGTTTTCTACGGAGCCGGACGGACCGGACGGTTCACCTCAAAAATCGTGCAGCTTCAGAACCTGCCTCAGAATCATCTGCCAGATCTCGCAGAAGCCCGGTCTCTCGTCAAAGCAGGCGACTACGACTCAATAAGCCTCCTCTACGACGATATCCCAGATACACTCTCGCAGCTTATCCGGACGGCCTTTATCCCAGCTCCTGGAAAGAAATTCATAGTTTCCGACTTCTCTGCGATCGAGTGCCGGGTCCTTGCCTGGTATGCAGGTGAACAGTGGGTGCTCGATACCTTTGCAAACGGCGGTGACATTTACTGCGCGACCGCCGAGAAGATGTTTCATGTCCCGGTGAAAAAGCATGGCATAAATGGCGAGCTCAGGCAGAAAGGGAAGCAGGCAACACTCTCCTGCATTGCCAAGGGTCAGCTGGTCCTTACAGACCACGGACTCAAGCCCATAGAGGCCGTCGCTCTTAGTGACAGAGTCTGGGACGGCGAATCTTGGGTAAGTCACGAGGGTGTAATCGATAAAGGAGAAAGAGAGGTAATCACATATGAAGGACTCACAGCAACCCCCGACCACCTCGTCTACGTCGAAGGGCAACCGTGGCCAGTACACTTTGGAATCGCCGCCACCTGCCGCGCACATCTCGCAAAAACCGGAGATGGTCGGGAAGCAGTACGGCTGGGTGAAGATCATCAGCCCGGAGAAGCGATGGAGCCAGAGCTGGAATCATTGCTACGTGCTGACGCAGTGTACGTCATGCGGAAATATTCAATGGACGGAGCTTGGAAATCTGCGAGAAGGCAAGTCAAAGGGATGCCAGCAATGCTCACAACCGAGACAGATTCCGACCTGGCTCGAAAAGCGCCTGACGGCAGCCAAGCAGCGCTGCGAGAATACAAACAGCCCGGAGAACCGGAATTACGGAGCTCGCGGACTCCGGTTTCAGTTTCCCC